CCTACACGACAGGCAACAGACGCATGATCTCTGACACAAAAGATGCGCTCCAGAGTGCATTGATTACTGTTCAGAGGAGTGGTAACTTCTATGTTACCATCAGTGATGTGAACACTTCACAAGAGAAGTACAATCATACTGGTCTTACTTGGAGTGCCAGAGAACTCGATCTTGGTAAGAACAAGATCAGTAAGATCGGTGACATCCTTGTTCCGTGCAGACTGAATGCTCACACAGCAGAAATCAGACTTAGCACTTCAGGTACTAAAGAGATGAATATCTTGTCGTTGGTTTATAACGTAAGACTTCATCATAATAGAAATAGAAAGCAGTATTAATCTATGGCGTATAGAAATAACAATTACACTGTAACCTTCCAGAGTCCCCTGAACACTACGCATAAAATGACTGCTCAGGGGATGTCTCAGGGCTTCCAGATGGGTGGTCCATGGGGTATGCTCATTGGTGCCATTGCAGGTACCGTTACGGGTGGCATTGTTGGGAGGTTACAGACTAAAGAGGCATGGAAGACGTTCCAGTCTCAGTTGAAGGCGGCTGATACTCAGAACAAAGCCACGCTTACCGAACTTAGTAGAAACCTCTCTGAGATCTCCAGAAAGCGTGCTGTGCTTGCTATGGAGACTCAAAGTGCCTTGATGTACAACAAGACTCAGGCTGTGAAGGCTAATGCTAAGGCTAGGAATACACTAGCGGCAGCTGATCAGGTCGGTAGTGCAGTGGCGTATGCTAAGAGTCAAGTCGCTCTTGAAGCATCTCAACAGGATTGGATGTCTAGATTCAACTATGAGACCCAGCAATGGAATATGAATGCTCAGGCTCAGAATCTCATCAATACTGCGGATGCTCAGTTCGTTGGCGTTAATGTCAATGGTCCGAAGTTCAATGCGGCAGAGGCCCTGCAGGATTTGTTTAGTGCAGGGGCCAGTATTGCGCAGTCCTATGCCTCCAAGGGTGGTGGTGGATCCAGTAAGTCTGGCGCACAGAATAGCAACTACATTCAGAAGAGAAGCGACTCTTGGAATGGTAAGATCACGTGGGGCACAGGCTCAAGCGGCTTGACTATGAATGGTAAATCCTATAGTAATCGAATGAAAATGAGTCCGCAGGTCTCTAGTATGTTGGGGCTTTAAATGATTGAACAGAAATTTGCAAGTGCAGGTGGTGCTTCGTTTGTTAATCCTTATCATGGGACGAGCGATCAACTGTACACGCCTACGGATTACAGCGAAGTAGCTCAGAACTTGGGAAAGCTCTTTAGCACTACGTATAAGCAAATCCAAGACAATGCCTTTAGACAGGGGCAGATTGATCAGATGGCTAACGCTGTGGATACTGATCGTTGGCTCGGTAAGGATCAGTATCTCAAGGGAGCCAAGTACGCAAAGGCTCAGATTGATCTACAGACTGTCATGGGTAAAGCACAAGACATTGTGAACACAGCCATTGCTAATGGCAAGGGCAGTGAAGAGATGCTGGAAGAGATCAGGAAATCTCAAGAAGGTCTCTTTAATGTTGCTACTGAGCTCAGGGATACGAATCCTTCTGCGGCTGATAATCTGATTAACCAACTTAGGAATGTTCAGGGTGCGGCTGTAAAGAACCATGCTGAGCAGATGGTTGCTAAGACTAATGAGTACCGTATGAACGGTGACTACATGAGCGTTAATTCGTTTCTTAGTAACTCTGCTGAGTCTGCTAGGCTTAGCAATCAGGGGTTTATCCTTGATGAAGAAGCTACGTACAATGGTCTGAAGGCCCAGATCAATGCTCTTGACACCAATGCTACGGTCATGGGAGTTGACAAACTCCAGTATCGTAGCCAGATTCTTGGTGGGTCTTTCGAGAACATGCTCACTAATGCCAAGATGGATTCTCCAGAGGCTGTGGGTCTTGTGAACAGTATGACTCGTACCATGGATAGACTCGTCAAGGATGGGTACATTGATCCTAAGACGAGTCTTGGCATCAAGGTGTTTGCTGAGAATAAGCTCGGGGAGGCTAGACAATACTATATTGCTCAAGCTAGTATTGTAGCTAATAATCCTGAAATGGTGTACACTCCTGAACTGGAACAGCAGTTCAGTGGTATGCTTACCACCATGAAGGCTATGGGTGTTGAGCCTATGACGCTTGCCAGTCTCTTGAATGGCTTTAGTACAAAGAAGGCTCAGTTCTTGAAGGCTGAAGGTAATGCCAGTGCTTCTGGTATGGCACCTCTTGCAGGAAGCCCTGGTAGCGAGACTTGGCGTAAGAACCTAGCTAAAAAAGTGGACGCCCAACATAAAGCTATTGCAGCACAGACGGGTACTCCTGTCAGTCAGCAAGAGATTGCAAAAGACATCATCACCCAGATGTGTCAGTTCACTGACTTCAAGGGTAGTCATAAATACATTGAAGGCCTTGCAACGACTCTTACCAACGGTATGAGTGCTCAAGGTGACTACTTCCGTGACGACGTAGCCCACACTGCTATGGTGCTCAGTCAACTCATTAACTCTGAGGATCCCAACATCAAAATGACTGTTAGGGATCATCTTGGTCCGAAGCTCAGTATCTTCTTGGATCAACAGCTTATCCCTGCAATTCAAGCAGCTAGTGCCGCTGCAGGTGACAAGAAGCCTGAAGTCATCAAGGAGATTAACAACAATCTCCATGAGGCTTGGAGTAATCTCAACAGCGGTAGTACGTACAAGCTCGGTGATAGCATTACCGAGGACACTAAGATCGCTAATTGGTTGGGTGAAGGTGTAGCTAATAAGTACACGTTCTTTGGCTATGGCTTTGGTGGTCTTGGTTTCAATGATGGGCTTGCTAAGGTGCTTGCTCCTACCATGAAGGCTTATACGCCTAACATCACTTCCATGCTTAAGAGCGCAGGTACTACGCTTATGGAAGGTAAGGAGCTTGAGACGCTTCAGGCTGTCGGTGTTGTACAGTCTCTGAATGATGGTTACACGATGATCTCTCCCAATGGTAATGCACCCATCTTTGCTATTCTTGGTAGTGATGGTAATACCACTAGAGAGTTCATTCCTGAAGTTCTTCATAGTACCCTTACTGAGCTTGCCAAGAGACAGAACATTGGTCTTGGTGATGTTACTAGTACGTTCGGTAATAGCGACGTTGCGCTGTTCCTGAATCCTGATACTGGTGGACTTGAACAGGTGTTTGAGCCTGCTGATTCTGGTATGCCTGCTAGACACAGGTACACCAACAGGGAAGTGCTTGATCTCTATGATAAGCTCAAGGACGATTACGTTGCTCAGAAGCAGGAGGCTGCTAGTTCTAAGATTATCTCTGCTAGTGATAACAGACCTACGGGAGAAGAGCTCCGTTCTAGGATCGAAACTGTAACGGAAGAGGACTTCCTCGACAAGGAAAGTATTAACACTGCGGAAGCCATTGGTGATCGCATTGTTAAGATCAGTGACGGGGAATTCGTTTTCATTACGAATCCTGAGAAACTGCAGGTGCAGTACCAAAAAATTGCTGATCAGTTTGCAGTTGTTGGTGATGCCATCAAGGATGTACTGAATCCTGTTCATGACTACCTCAGTGATCTTGATAGAGCTACGCAGGCTTACCGTGCAGGCTCAGAGCTTTCTAATTACGTTAAAAGCGGTGCTATCGGTGAGGATAGAGAAGCAGGAATTGCCGTAGGCATTGATGCTCTTGCTGAAGGAGCAGAGAAGAGATTCGTTGAGGTCGGTAAATACGCTAAGGGTATTGAAGATAGTATTGAGCACTCTGATGCTGATCCTGAAGTTCGGGAGCAGGCTAAGGAAATCTGGAAGTGGCTCAGTGATCCTACAACTACCTCTCCGCTTACTGAACTGATTAAGGATGCAGGCTCTAATACCGTTAAGGCTATTAAGCTAGTCATGGATAATGCGGGTGACTATCTGAAGGATACCTTCAGGGCGCCTAATCTTAATCTCGCCATGGACGCATATAACGCTCTTCAGGGTGCTGAAGATGGTTTGTCGTTCATTGGACAGCATATCTTGAACAGAGTGCGTCATGGGTTCTATGGCCCCAATGGCAAATACTATCCGCCTCTGAATCAGAGAGACGCTGATGTCATTGAGCGATTCATGGCTAATCCAGAGGGTGTAGGTCCTCTGCATGCCAATACCCTTGGCAATATCTATCGTAGATATGCTGTGGATGCTATTGGCTTATTCGAGAATTTGATGGATATTTCGTATAAGAACGTTACACCTGTTAAGGTGAGCAATGGTAAGAACGGCTTTGAAACGTTCTATACCACGGGAGCCATGTCTGGTTCTGTCTTTGGACAGGCTCTTGGCAATATCGTTATGTCCGAGCTTGCCAAGGAAGAGGGTATGCTCCTGAATTGGACTGCTACTAATCCGAAGGTTACTAAAGACCCTGTGATCGGTATTGGTTACAAGCGAGGTTACCCTGCTTGGGATAAGCGCTTTGAAGCCGCTGAGGGTGATGCTATCGCTCTTAGTAGAGTTACGTGTGAGTTCGCTACTTGGTACTTCAACAACATTCCGACCAAGTTCTCTAAGGCTACAGGTACGGATTGGGAAAGAGCTACGACTAACCCTACGCTGTTGCCTGTGATCATTGCGACTACTGACTACGCTTGGCACGCAGGACGCAATGCCAACGGGTACTACGAAGCCCTTGAGCTTGTGAAGCAGAATAAACTTGATGCGGCTATGGACCGACTCAAGGCGTCTGCTCCGTACAAGCAGAGTGGCTTTGGTAGAAAGATGAAACTTGAACACGGTCTTAGGGCGTACTACAAGTTCTGGCACGAGACTGAACACTAAATAAGGATAAAGGATGTTCCCACAAAAATACTCAACGGCAGTCCCCGATATTGACTTCGGAGTGGGGACTCCTTCTACTGGGGAATGGCAGGGCGTTACGTCCTCGTATTCCCCCGCCAATTACTCCAAGCCTGAACATAACATTGATATGTGGCAGGCTTTCAAATACTCGTGGCTGTATGACAGCATGAGTACCGCTCTGTATAATAGAGCAACTAAACCTAATCGTCTTGATCAGGCATACGTAGACAGCGGTGCTAACAACAAGTTCATGGAAGAGATGAAGACTACCTATGGTAGTAAGCTCAACGAAGCCATGCTTGATGAGATCAAGAACACTAGATCCAAGGAAGACGAGGACCATACTAGAGCTACTATTCAACATAAGCTCTTGTCGGAAAAGGCATGGAAGGATCATCCTGCCATAGCCTTGGGTGCGCAGTTCGTAGCTCCTGAAAACATTCCTATGTTTTTTGTAAATCGGGGAGCTCTTGCTGCAAAGCTCGGCGGTAATGCTATTAAGTTCGCTCAATGGGTTGAGAAGGGCATGACCCCTGCGGCTAGGAATGCTCTGTATTGGGGTGGTGCAGGTGCCGCTCAGGCTATCCCCGGAGTTGCTTGGAACTACGATAATCCGAATGCAATCCTCCTCTCTGCGAGCATCGGCGGTCTCCTTGGTGTAGGTATGTCTGCAGGTATGTCCGCTAGTAAGGTCTTTGCAGATGCTCCTAGACGCGCATACAAGGCCTCTACGGGGTCCGCAACCCCTCTCAAGGGGGCACCTACTAGGAAGGCTTACGGAGTCTCTCTATCGCTCTCTGATGATCTCAGAGTGGCATCTGATGGAGATAGGCTCGATGAACAACTTCTTGGTGCTGCGCAGTTCGGACATGCAGCAGACAGTGGTTCTGCGGCGGCTATGCAGGATGCCCTGCAGGCTGAGTTGAGCATCAAGCTCAAGAAGTTTGAAGACCTCTGTATTGAGAAGGGTCTTGCTAATGATGGCTTCTTTGAGCATCTTAAGCAGGCTCTCGGCTTTGAGTCTGCTAATACTAGAATTCCTCTTAGAGATAGAGAGCAGGCACAGGCTGAAGCTATTGCGTTCATAGGCAATAGCTATCACTATAATAGGGCGGTGGCTGAACGTAAGATGCACATTGAAGCCCTCACTGATAAGATCAGTAATCTCAAGCAGGAGTTGAAGATCAATGAGACTACCTTAACTGATGGTAGTCCTGTGTCCCTTCGTGATGAGTACAACCGTTTGCTTGACGCAAAGTACAAAGCCGAGATGGATGCCTATAATAAGGCTGTAGCCGATGCTAAGAACACTGGTGCAGATACCAGTGAGCTCGCTAAGCCTGAACCCCCTGTGAAGCACTCTCTAACGCTTGGTGCTGTCAAAGTCATGGAGAAGCCTAACATTGACTCCCTTAGTCCTACTGCTAGGAAATGGGTAGAGGCTTACAGAGAATCTGGGCTTGCTACTGCATTGGGTAATATGGTTAATCGTCTCGGTAAGGATATCAGAGAAGTTGCCGTTGACGAAAACTACTTCCATACTAGGTTCTCTCTTGATAGAATTGATGAAGTAGCCAACGGTCTCCGAGAAGAAGAGTACAACAGGACTATTACTATGGCGGAAGCTCTTGAGCAGAGTAGACCCAAGAGATTGAAGCACATTCAGAATCAGGAAACTAAGCTCAAAAACAAGATCACAAGGCTTGAACAAATTAGAGCTAATGTAGGTAATAATCATCCTGTTGTTGAGACGATGGAAGCTGAAATTGAACAGCTCCGAAAGGACATCGAAGTCCTTACAGCTGAATTCCAGAGACGAGATGAGTTCGTTACTAATGTTCGAACCAAGTGGGCGGATTCGTCTAACGGACATTGGATGCAGAGGGGTTACAGACGTGTCTTCACTATGCTCGGTGAGCAGATGGCTGATGACATCAAAGCTCTTACTAAGGAAGAAGTAGACGCTACTAAGATCGGTGCATTCCTGATGTCCAAGTACATCACTAAGATTGGTCATGACGATCTCAAGCAAGCTATTAGATCTACGGGTATTGAGAACGAGCAGAGACTCGCTGAACTTATTCTTGAGGTTGGTGGTGATTTGGACATTCCAAAGGAAGCACTTGAGGCTTTGAATCTCAAATCTCTTGTTGCGCAAGCAACAGAACTTAAGTCAGTTAGTAATGCAAAGATCATTGGTGAAGCCAGTGCATTCAAACAGCGTTACATGTGGGATTACATTACTCCGAGTAAGAGTACGGGTATTCCTCTGAAGGCTCTTCTCGGCGGTGACTTCATGAACACTGTGAATAGAAACATTCAAGAAGAGACTGGACGTATTGCTCTTAGTCATGTTCATATGAAGGACAATACTGATGAGACGTTCTACCTCAACAATGGTTTGAATATCAGTAGAGCACAGGACATCATCAGAGACAGGCTCAAGAATCATGGTTATTCTGATCGTGCAGCAGAAGAAGTTGCTACTCAGACCTTTGATGCTCTGTTGGGTAGAGCTACTGGCGAAACCCTTGGTCCCGTTATGCAGGTTCTTACTCAGGTTGCTATGGCTTCACAGCTCAAGAACTCTGGTATTTATCAGGCAGTGGAGGCTATTGCCAATACTGCTCATGAATACGGTGTGCGCATGTGTGTAAAGCATATGATTCCCGCTTTGAAGATGGGTCTTGGTACGTCTAAGGTTACCAAACTGGATGGTAAGAAACTTGCCAATATCCTTGCTAAGATGGGTGCCATGGACTCTCGTATTCGTCCTGACGTTGCTGTGTTGCCTGATGACATGTCGGACGTTACTAAGAGCGCTGTTGGTAGAGGCATCATGAACTGTGCGCAGTATCAACGATGGATTAACCTGCAGGCTCCTATTCAACAGTGGCAGACTAACATGTGCGCAGGTATTGTTGACGAGCTTTTGGAAGACGCTCTTAAGGCTAAGGATATCTCTAAACTTGGTGAACTAGCTGAGAGCTACTCCAAAGAGGAATGGAAAGTTATGCTCAATCAGTACGAAAAGCACGGTATTAATGTCAATGATTGGGACTACGAGATTGCTCATACGGTTCTTAAGAACAGCTTCTCCGCTATCAGTATGGTAGCTCTTAGAGCAAGACGAGGTGACAGACCTCGCGTCTTGAACACTGCTTGGGGTAAGGTGTGCTTTGCATATCAGTCCTTTGCATTTAAGGCAAACAATGCGCTTACTCGTAGATACGCGAATACTAGAGGTATCGGTAGTGCCGCAGGGCTTGTCGTTAGACAGCTTCCGTTGTCTGTTCTAGCCGCTATCAGTATTCAGGCTATGGATGGTAAGGATCCCTTCAAGGATCCAGCTGCTCTTGTTGGTAAGGCAGTGAATGCTACGTCTGGGCTTGGCCTTATGACGTATATTGGTTCCTTCGCTAGTCAGGACATTGGTGGTACGGCTCCTGCACTGGGCTTCTTGAATACTACTAAGAGAGACCTAATCAATGCCGCTACTGGTGATCCTATTGGGTTGGCACAGCACTTCCCGCTAATCAGTGCGTTCTTACCGTTTAGAATTGGTATCGGCGCTATTAAAGGTATTTCAGAATAATCATGGGTACTGTATCCTCCGAATCTCCGAAGGTGCAGTACTCTGTTCAGAGAGAGCAATCTGATGGTTCCTTGAACCGAATCTCTGTCAGAGTACCGTACTTCAGTAAAGACGACATTCATGTGTACGTGGATGACGTTGAGATCCACAGCACTGCTATTGAAGGCAGTAAGTACACATGGAGATGGGATGGTGATTACATCTCCATTACTCCGAACGTAGCTTCTGGTGAAGAAGTACTCGTTCGTAGAATCACCCCTATTGATGAAGCTATTCATATCTTTGATGGTCGATCTGAGTTCGACGATCAGAGTATGGACGAGAACTTCCAACAGCTCATCTATATTGCTCAGGAGTACTCTGAAGGCTCTGGCATTAAGGACGTGTTCTCCGACATCAATATGCACGGCTACAAGATTCGTAATGTAGGCTGGGCTACTGATGATGATGACATCGTTACCTATGGACAATACAAGGTTGACGCTGAGGGTGCTAGGGTAGCTAGAGATGAAGCTAAACAGCACGCTCAAAATGCTCTTCAGTACAAGCAGGATACTCAAGGTATTGCAACTCAGGCTGTGGCTGATGTAGCTACTGCTAAGAATAATGCTATTGCTGAAGTTCAGGCTAGTGTTGCTCCTGAAATCGATAAGGCTCAGGCTCATGCTAATACAGCAGTAAGTGCTAAGGATCGTTGTGAGGTTATCCTCACAAATGTTCAGTCTCTAGAAACCTCTGCTGGCGCTAGTGCTAGTGCTTCTGCTAAGTCTAGAGACGAAGCTAAGACTATCAGAGATGAGGCTCAAGCAATCAAGGATGAGCTTAAGACAGGTTTGGACACTGTTCAGGAAGTAGCTGAACCTATCAAGATCGTTGCTAATAACATCGATCACGTAGTAACTACTAGCACCAATATCAATGATGTGAACATCGTTAGTGCTGACTTGGAAGGCAGTTCTTTTAATGCTGTGTTCCAAGACTATGGTGACTTGGATGACACAAGCGGTTCATCCATTACGATTACTGGTGGCAACATCAAGACTGTTGCAGACAACATCACCCATGTACGTATTGACTCTGAGAACATCGAGGACATCAAGACTGTAGCTAACGCTATGGACAATCTCCCGACAATCTCTGCTACGCTCGGTAATGCTGTAAGGCAGGCTGAGTCTGCTAGAGATACGGCTCAGGCTAGTGCTACTGAGGCTACCAATCAGGCTAACATTGCTAAACAGCAAGCCACTGTGGTTACTGCTGAAGGTAGTACTCAGGTTGAGAACGTACAGACTGCTGGTGCTACTGCTGTTCAGAACGTAGAGAACGCTAGCACTCAGAAGATTACTGATGCTCAGAACTCTGCTGTGAATGCTGTGAAGGCTCAACAGAACATTTCTGTTCAAGCTGTGATTACTCAACAGGGTAGCAGTATCGAGGCTGTTATTGCTGAGGGTGACAAGCAGGTTTCTAGAGTCACCGATGCGGGTACTAACGCCGTTGGGATTGTGTCCGATGCTGAAACTGCCGCTGTGCAGTCGGTACAGACGGAGGGTACTAAGCAAGTTAATCTTGCTAAGGCTCAGGCTACATTGGCTACTACCGAGGCTCAGAAGGCCTCTAGCAGTGCCTCCAGCGCATCCGCTAGTGCTACTGAAGCTAAGGGCTATACCGACAGCATGCAGGCGTCTGTAGACGCTTGTAGCGCGTCTGAGACGGCATCCCGTCAGTATGCTTCTCAGGCAGAGAAGCATACTACTAATGCGAGTTCCAGTGCAAGCTCCAGTGCATCTAGTGCTACTGCTAGTGCTAATTCCGCTAAGGCGGCTAAGGCGTCTGAAGACAATGCGGCTAGTCACAAGGCTTCCGCTAGTGCTAGCGCATCTGAAGCTACTAAGCAGGCTGAGAGGGCAAGGAACTACGCAGATCAGATGGCTATTGGTCAGGTACTGTCTGACTGGACAGAGACTGATCCTACGTCTAAGGCATTCATTCTACATAAGCCTACTCTCGGTAAGCTAAGTGCCAAGGACAGTATTGCGTACTCTGAGATTACTGATACGCCTCCACAGCCTGACCTTACTCCGTATGCTAAGACTGATGATGTTAACACTGCTCTTAGTGGTAAGGCTAATGCTACGCACACACATGCACAAGGTGACATCACTGGTTTGGCTAATGCCCTTAATGGTAAGGCTAATACCAAGCATACTCATGCAGAGAGTGATATTACTGGCTTGACTGACGCTCTTGCTAGTAAAGCTAATCAGAGTGATGTAGATACTAAGTTCCAGTCTGTGAATACTGCGTTGGGTACTAAGCTCAACAAATCTGTTTTTGAAGGATTCGTCGATTACGGCGATTTGGATTAATGGCAATTATTGAAAGAAAGCAACTAACTGGCAGTACTGCTAAGATTAATCAGTACGCAGGACATGAAGGTCAGTTGGTGTTTGATAAGACTACTAAGCATCTTCATGTCCTATCTGGTACTGCGGGCAATAGTACCAAGCTTGCTAATGTATCCGACATTCCCGCCCCCGTAGACATTTCTGGTAAAGCTGATAAGACGTATGTGGATACTGAGCTTGCTAAGAAGCAAGCTCAGGGCGATTATGCTACTACTAGTGCCCTTACTAGTGGTCTCGCGGGTAAGGCTAATAGCTCCCATACGCACACTAAGAGTCAGATTACGGACTTTCCCACCATCCCAGATACTAGTACGTTGATTCCTAAGACGGGAAATAGAGGAGCTCTTGCAGGATGGGAGACTAACACGATAGTCACAGACACTGTGCTTACTGAGATTAGAGGTAATTCCCCAGATGTTATTAAGATCACTGTAGACAAAACAGTTCAAATTTTTAATGGGAACGTGGGAGAATCTTGGACTAAGGCTATCTATATTGCTGCTGCTAATGTGCGAGTAAAAATAGCGAGCCAGTGGCACTGGGTAGGTAATTCTATCCCCACTATTGAAAAATCTTGTATGTGTATTCTACATTGGAATGATGCCAGAGGATACGTTAACGTATTGAAGGGGAATCTTTAGTCTTATGAAAAGATACATTTATAAAGCAGAAAAGTTCACCTCAGAGTATTCCTTACGCCAAGCAATCTTTAAACATGAACGGTTGGCTTTCGGTAAGCTGACTCCTGAGTTCATGAAAGAATACGAGATCACCGAAGAAGAATACAACCCTGAAGATGAATGGACGAACGATCAGTGGGCTGATATGGTTCGTAGAAAGAGAGACTCTTTGATCTCTGGTACGGACTACTTCATCCTCCCTGATTATCCCAATACCCCTGACGGTATTGAAGCTGTGAAGCAATACAGACAGGAGCTTAGGGACATTACTCTTCAGAGTGGATTCCCTAGGAGTGTCCAGTGGCCTTCCGTTCCGTCTGTCCTTAGTAGAGATAAGGGTTTGGCTACTATCGGTCTTGCTAAGGTGGGGGTGTAGTATGCTCAATAATCAATCTAGGAAGAGGGTACTATGTAGAAGAAGATCCTTGGGAGGCTCAAGATGCTGAACAAGGAGCTTCTTCTGACTACAGAAAATCAACCAGCAGAGCCTATTAAGCTAAAAGTTGGATTTCAAAATGGTGTGCTTGGGTACTCTACAACCTACGGCAACACAGGCTCTGTAAGTAGAAGACCGACATGGAATTTAACAGAACACCCTGTTGTAATGGATAGTTTAGTCCTTCTTTTACTTTGATATGCGTACTGCTTTGATGTTTGAAGATTTGTCCAAAGTAGATGCTGATAACATAACAATGACTGTTGTTGAAAAAAAAGTTGACAGTGGTATTAGACTGGGACGATGGCCTGTATTCTACAAACGCACAGGTCTTCAATTCCTCAGACGAAGGGAAGACATTTACTATTGTTTTTGACACTAAACCAACTGGTTATGTGTGACAAAAGCATCAAGTATAACGAAATAATCATACCATGTCTTTCGGTAACTATGGGATGGGATACTATTTATTCTAAGTTACTAACGACTAATACTAGTCTACATGACTAGTAAGGAATATATTATGGCTGAATTTGCTTCTAAGGGTGTTGCGGGCTCTGGTCTGGGTCTTGGTATCGCAGGTACGGCTCTTGGTCTCCTCAATAACGGAGGCAATGGTCTCCTTGGTGGTCTCCTCGGTGGAGGCAATCAGAACGTAGTGTCTGCTCTTCAGGCTGAGAACAGCATGCTCAAGGCTGAGAACTACTCCGACAAGAATGCCAAGGAAGTCTACGCACAGTCTCTTGCAGACAACCGTAGACTCCGTGACGAAACCTTTGCATACCTTAAGCCTCTTGCTGATGAATCTGCGAACAACCGTGTTGAACTCGCTAAACTTCAGGCAGAGCTTAAGTGTTGCTGTGAAAAGCAGGAACTCCGTGAGCAGATTGTCCTTGGTAAGGTTAATGAGCTTGCCCTGACGACTCAGGCGAAGTTCGGTTGTATCGACCAGACCATTGCAGGCATGATGAGTACGATTGGTAAGATCACGGACACGATTGTTCCTATGAGTGCTATCTGCCCGACTCCGATGGCTAAGTACAATGCGTGGGTTGCTCCTACGAATACTCCTGCTACGGGCGCATAATAATTCCTTATGAAAATCAGTTTGAGTAAAATCTCTCAGGTACTCCCTGAGTTCGTTGATACTCGACTGATGCCTAGTGCTCCCTCCACGATGAAATGGATTCTTGGAGGGAGTACGTTCTTGATTCTGCATCAGGCGGATACCCTCATTGGTAAGTATCTGCCTGTGCTGAAGCAGGTGGGTATCGTCGATGAGAACAACAAGGTAGACATCGAAGTTGCTAAGGGATTCATTAACAGCGCATTCGATAAGAGTGGCACTGTTGAATACCTCGGATTCAAGTTCGATAAATCCGATGGTGAAGCACTAATTAATATTATGGAGAAATACAAAGATGATTGATGCGAAATGGGAAGATAATGTTTTTATGATGGCTAAGCATAAACTTCTCAAAGTTATTGAAAAACTTAATAAAGAAGAATATATTAGCGCAGAGGATGTTATTGAATACAAGAATGCAATTAAAGCACTGTATTATCTCCTGAGTATTGAAAAGAGTAAGTAACTCTAGTGTTTCAGTAGTCCTAGAAGGACTATACTGCAGTCTTTTCCAAGATCAGTACCCGTGCAGTAACTATCATAGGGCTACTGAATCCATTTAAGATATTAAACAAATGAATATTCAAGTTTATTGGGATGGTTATTCTGGAGTTATTGAACACAATAGCGATAGACTTAATCTGACTTCTAAGCCTAATATTAGTTCCGTTAATTTTGATGTTCTTAATTTCAGTGAGGACGACAATATTGGAATTAAGGTTTATCAGAATAAGACGATGGGATTAACCCCCGAAGAAATTACTACGATTAAAGCGTTTGCTAAAACTAATGCCAAACCTGTGAATACTCTTGATTCTGCAATTGGACAGCACAACGTTGCCCCTGATGCGCATCACGATATCCGTGTGAAGATCGAAGAGCTGTCTGCTGCAATTGCTCAGTTGAGTGCTTTGTATAGTCAGGCTATGGCTATGTCCGTAATGGAGGAGCCTAATGAGTGCGAAGACCAGTACGCTTGAGAAACTTCATGAGATGCTTGCTGAGCTGTTTATCGAGGATATCAAGCTCTGTAGAGACGAGGGTATTCCTATGGCGGCATCTGACAAAGGTGTGATTGTTTCGTTTCTGAAGAACAACAACATCACTGCCGACCCTGATCTCGAAGATATGCAGAGACTCGATGAAGAGTTCAAGAGGCAGGCAGAAATTGAGAGAGCCGCTAGAGCCAAGAGTATGCTTGAACAGAAGGGAGATGATCGCTTTGACGATCTGCTGAATTGATGGAAGAGCTGACCCTACAACGGATCAAGCTACTGAAAGAACGTGTTAATCGTTATAGTAATGATCCTATGAAGATTCCGCAAGATGAGAGACGAGAACTCTCGCTGATGTTCGCTGTAGCCTTCAAGGACTTCAAGGACTTCTGTGAGATCGGTATGCGATTCCTTGGCTTCGGTATTACCGAGATGCAGATGAGCATCGCAGACTACGTACAGAATGGTCCTAAGAAGCGAATGGTCCAAGCGCAGAGAGGCGAGGCTAAGACGACCATCACTGCCTTGTATGCTGTATGGAGATTGATCCAAGATCCTACTTGTCGTATCTTGATTGTCTCTGCAGGTGAAGATCAGTCCAATGACATCGCAGTGCTTATCATTCGATTGATCGAGCAGTGGTCTTTGATGTGTTGGCTTAGAGCAGATACCTCCAGAGGTGATAGATCCTCGTATGAGCATTATGACGTGAACAGGGATCTCAGACGAGTTGAGAAGTCTGCCAGTGTATCAAGTGTTGGTATTAAAGCTAACCTCCCCGGTCGAAGAGCTGACCTCATCATTGCTGACGACGTTGAGTCGATTACGAACTCCACTACGCAGGTAATGCGTGATGACCTTCTGAATAGAACGAAAGAGTTCACTGCTATCTGTACGCATGGTCATATCCTGTACCTCGGTACTCCTCAGACTAGAGAGAGCGTGTACAAGACTCTGCTCAGTCGAGGCTTTGATATTCGTATCTGGCCGGGTAGATATCCTGAACCTGATAGGTTGGACAGGTACCTTCCAGGTACTCTAGCTCCAGAGATCGAAGAGGCTATCAGGAAGGATCCCTCGCTTCAGAGTGGTGGTGGTCTAGACGGTACCCGAGGAAAGCCTACTGATACGGGTAGATACACCGAAGAGGATCTTCAGGATAAAGAGCTTGACTACGGTCCTGAAGGCTTTGACCTGCAGTACATGCTAGATACTACGCTCGCTGATGAAGCTAGAACGAAAATCAAGCTAAGTGATCTTATGATCGCCAATACTGGGTACATGGAAGCCCCTGAGACGTTCATGTACAGCGCAGAGCCTAGACTCCTCATCAAGGATCCTGAGATTGCTACACCTCCGATGCATGGCAATCGAATGTACTACACGGCAAGAGCATCGGAGAATTTTATCAAGTACGATCATAAGGTTATGGTCGTAGACCCTGCAGGTAATGGCGGTGATGAACTGGCTTACTGCTGTGGAGGTGCATGTAATTCTTACGTGCATATCTTTAGCGTAGGTGGGTTCATTGGCGGTACTACCGAAAAGAACATCAACGATATTATTGATCTGTGCTTGGAGTTCGACATCAAAGCGATTAAAGTCGAATCCAACATGGGACATGGCACCGTTGAATCACTGTTCATCGCTGAACTTCAGAAGCGAAAGATCAACGACATTGGTGTGGAGGGGTTCTATAACACAATCCAGAAGGAGAAGCGTATCATTGATACCGTGTCTCCTGTAACTCGTAGACACAAGATGGTGTTCCATGAAAGAGCCATCAGAGACGATTGGAAGTGCTGTATCAGGTACACCCCTGAGAAGAGAACTATCGTGAGTTGTCTGTACCAGATGGCTAACATCACGTATGATAGACAGTCATTGGCTAAGGATGACCGTGTGGATGCTCTGGCAGGCGTTGTACAACACCTCAGTGATTGTATCGCAAAGGATGACGATAAAGCGAATGAACTTAGAGAACAAGAACAAGCAATGGAGTTCTACAGAAATCCTATGGGATACAAGAACTACGGAGGTAAGAAATACAACGAATGGAACAACTTGCACAAGTACAGCAGGGTAACTCGGAAGCACCGTTGGTAGTGAAGGTCGCTATCCTTGAGGAGCGACTTAAGCAGACCAATCAGGATGTACATGAATTGAACGAGAAAGTTCATGTCTCAGTTACTGAGATCAAAGCAATGATCGAGAAGATCCAGGACAGACCGAACTCTGTACAGGAGTTCATCTCTGAGAACTGGAAGAGCATCCTTCTCGTGATCCTAGCAATCATGGGGGCTAATGCTACGGTTGTAGAGAGCATTAGCCGAGTGATGCTTGGTGGATAAACCACCAATAGGGAGTGCATAGCACTCCTGTGCTCGGTGGATAAACAGGATACCCCGTAGAACGCGAATACAGCCCTTCTACGGGGCTTTTAGAGGGTGGGTAATGAAGTCTATCATCCAAAGGGTGTCGATCGCTCTAGCGGCCTGTATGGCTGTTTTAGCGGGGTATTGGTATATCCAGACCCTGAACACTAAGATCGAGAACCTAGAAAGTAGCCTCCAGAACGCTATAGAGGCGCTTGCAGACGTTCAAGGGGCGGTGAGCGCACAGAACACTGCACTGAAGAACTGGAGAGCCTCTCAGGAGGCTCTAGAGGCCTCTCAGAAGGAAACTAGAAACAGGATTGAGTATGTTCTCAAAACTACGAAGGGTAATGCTAGGGTTGTCGATAGCGCTGTTATTGACGAGCTGTGTAACGGTGCAGGAAGGAAGTACTGCGCAGAGAGTGCATACGCCAGTAAGAACAGTGGTACCAACAACGCTAACAATGCAGTGCAAAGAACCAAGTCTTAAAGGTAGTACGATAAGCGATCTAGTAAGGCACATCGTAGAACTACGAGAGAGCGTAGATGAATGTAATAATCGTATGTCTACGATAGATAAGAGCCTAGATGAGTACGATAGAAGGTATAACAGAGATACTGAGATTAGCGGGGATGTGAATAGCGGGTATGTGAGTACTAAGTAACACCTAAATTTGGTATACTAACGCGAGAGGGTATCTCCCATTACACCAAGCGATTATCCCCCGTATACCCCTAGTGCACTATTACCATCATCATGTTGAACATCATGTAGTTCACCTAGAGTATACCCTAGTACATCATCAGTACACTTAGTTGTAGTAGTAGTACACCTAGAGTACTACTGTGTGGTATATACTAGGTATGCCTAGAGAGTAGAGTGTACTTGTGGGGATATATCTCTTTATCCCTATGTATATCTCTTTTGTCTACATAGGTATCTGTAGTACACCATTAGTATACTGCTAGAGATCTATCTCTTGTATTCATTAGTATATCTATGTATCTATCTATATTACGTCCAGCAGTATACTGTTATATATCTATAGTAGTTCACCTATAGTGTATATTAGTACATCCATCATTGTACTCTTAATAGTACATACTGTAGTACACCTATGTATACTACTAAGTATACTATACATTGTTCTACTGTAGTTCTATATCTATCTATATATAAAGATATCCTGCTTGCGATGTATACCCTCATCGTTGTATCTCATGATTACATCTCATCGTTACATCGCATGCTTCTATGGCATATCCTATGATGTATCGTCCAGCGGTATCTTGTTTTGTCCATCATTATCCTCCGCCGTGTGTTTCTCTTTATGGGCGTTCCCCTCCTTTCAGTCGGGTCGGGCTATCCGCTTCGGCTTCCTCGTCTATCACTAAGTTCGACTAATCGTCTCTGTGTCTCTTAGGAGCCACAGATACGATAAGTCTCTCTAAGCTCTCTCCTCGGCGATCCTCCGCTACTATCCCTAACGCAGTACCCGCACTCGCAGGCTACCTATGAACATCCTATGCGCCTCTCTTACGCTCTCTATAGGTACTTGCCGCTCCGCCACGCTTCGTATCCCTCTAGACTATGACAGGCTGCTCGATAATCGCACCGTCCTCGCTACGTGAGGGGTGGTTGCTACGCACCCTCCCCTCGCTACGAGTCCGATTTTAGCGATTATCTCCCATCCTGTCAAGTCTATACATCGTTTGTGGTCGCTCCGCTGTGGACGCTCAGGATGGTAGGATTTTGCCTACCTAGGGGAAATCCCTACAGTTTACACAGGCAGCCGAATCTGTGCTATACTTTATCCATCTTTTGGAGGAATCATCATGATTGAGATGATCGCCAGAGGCGTATGCCTCGCCCTCGCCGCCCTGTTCGTCTGGGCATGTTGTTACTTTGTTTACGCCATTGCTTAAGGAGTATCATTATGGCTACGTCTAAGATTATCGCTCACGTCAGTGCCCGTATGGAAGAGCTTAAGGCTCGCACCCTTGCCAGTCTCCAGAAGGCAGGTCGCCCTCGGGTAGTAGCCCAGACGGTATTCATCGCCGCCGCCCGTGCCTGTGGTCTGCAGGCTACCCGTAACATCGTTGGCGACCTTACGGCAGTAAAGCCGCTCGTCCGTGCCATGGTTGCTGACGGCTCCCTTGTCTTCCATCACGTGGAGGGCGGGACTAGCTATTACACGATCCCGTCGGTTGACGGCATGACGGGTAACACTGCCCATACTCCGGGTAACGCCTCCTTTGAAGTCGATCCCCGTCACATCGGGGAGGACTGTCTGCACTTGCAGGCAGGGAAACTGATCGCCTCCCGCGTCTGGCGTGTCAACGTCCGCAGGCTTGAAGAAGCGCGAGACCGTAATGCTAACGGTTACGTGTTCAATGATTTCAAGTGGGAAAAAGCCCCGGCTGAGGACGATGCCGCATTTATCGCACAAAGGCAGCAGATTGCCGCTATTTCTGCTATCGTTGATAGCATCGGTGTCAACGTAGCGTTTGATGCTTTCTGTGATGACCGCGGACGTTTCTATGTCCGTGGGGGCTATACTAGCCCGTATATGGGCAAGTTGGGTCGTTGGCTCTACACCGCTGACGACGAGGTGACATTAGACCATAGGACGTCATTCGCCCAGAACTTCGCCCTGCTGACTGGCGATGCTATGGGGCAACACTGCGGTGTTGGTACCGCAGAGGATTGCGATTTCTGGCGTGGTCTCCTTGCCCCGTATGGCGTTAACATCGCCCCGCACAGCCTGCATAGGGATGCGTGCAAAAGCTACGGGATGCCCCTTTTTTATGGGGCAGGTCAGAGCCTTGCCGCTGAACGCCGTAATGCACTGCTAAAGCAGGCAGTATCGGCAGGGGAGATCGACCAGACACAAGCCGACGCCATCGCCGAAGCCCTCGACAAAGTGGGCGAGAAGCTCAAAGGATTTCAGGAGCTGACGCGCTCCTTCGCGCAGTCCTTCGTGGACTGGGGCGAGGATCCCTCGTGGATTACGCCCAGTGGCTTCAAAGCCTGCAAGAAGTACCGCACGCATAAAACGCTTGTGTGGAACTCGGGCGAAAACGATTCCACTTGGGCATACCCCAAATCTATGACCCTTAAGGTCAAAACAGGTACAATCTGCACTCAGCCAAAGGACGAGTCCGACAAGTCCGTTCTTGTGGCAACGACTGCGAACATCCTGCAGTCGTTGGACGCCGCCCTGATGGCTAAGGTTATTGTGTCCTTTAAGCAGGAAACGGGGGTTACCCTGTTTCCCCTGCATGACTCCTACACCGTGCCAAAGGAGCTTGCCCCCGCACTTACAGCCTGCGTTATTCAGGCAATGCGAGAGCTTGCCGACTCCGACGAGATGAAGGCGCTCCGCCGTGAACTTAACCTCCCGCCTGTGAAGGTGATCACGGGGAAGGCTCGACCCTCCGACCAGATGCGAAACCTCGACCTTCGAGCGATGAACCCGCTCGACGAGGAATAAAAATTCCATAGGGGCGCTGCCCCTTGAATCCCCTAGCCCCTGCCAATCGGCGGGGGCTTTTTCTTGCTCCGGAGTTCCATAGAACCGATATCACAAAAGAATCAGGTGATAAAAAGAAATTCGCTCGCTCGCTTCGCTCGCTCGATCTATAGTGGCACGCTTCGCGTGCCCCTCTTAAACTCGGGGGCGCTCCGCTCCCCCGAACCCCCTCGAAGGAAGGGGCATGCTGCCCCTCCCTCGCCCTCCCCTGCTCACGTTCCGTCGCTGTACTGTACTCACAACGTTAAACTTATGAATAGGACAGAGGGGCTGTACTGCTAAACAGAGATCGTACCTAAGCTCGTCATGAATCCTCGACTTTCATCAGATTGATGATACAAGACATCTCCAATAAACTGTTGAAGAGCATTAGCTACGAAAGTCAAGGCTCCATGACTCTTATGAATCAAAGACCTACTAGCTTTGCAGAGCATGAGGAAACTCATGCGCTGCGGACTACGACAGTGCCTAAAGATTCAGGAGTGTACTCATTCCAAAGCACTACACAGTGCCTAAAGAAAAAGGATAGTACTACGCCGAGGCAAGGAGTGCCTAAAGTTAGAGGACTGTAGACACTCCGACGCTGATACTCGCCCTTCAGGCGAGTAAGGGGCCGTTCCACGCCCCTTTCAATCCCCTTGGCCTATCGCACGCGAGAGCTGTACTGCTTAACAGCGGTAAACTTACGCAAAGGGCTTGCCCTTCAAAAGGCAACGCCGTAACCAAGGCCAAGACTTAGGGTGTACTCTAAGGCGTAATCTTCATTTACAACATCTACCCTTACCAAGAGGACAACATGTACAAACTCACCGACAACATGTATGAACGCGTCAAGACAACATATGGTGAAGCCGTCGCCAACCACATCAACGACGCCCTTCGGAACCCCGAAGGAATTAAAAGCGAAGACACCGCCTACGTAACTATCAGCGTTCATCTCGACTGTGATGACAAGATTGCATGTCTTGACTCAGCGACCTTCCTCCTTGCCAAGATGGACGAGGTAACAGACCTTGAGCCTCCTAAAATGCTGAATTGGTACATCCCCAAGGATATCTTCATGGGCTACCTTGAAGAGAAGCCTGTCGTCTTCTTACACAAGGATGGTAACAGCTACCACGGCAAGGTGGACTGCATTGACTATGAAGATGAATCCATTCATCTTGAAAACGATGAATGGTATTGGATGCAGAATATAACCAAGATCATGGTTCTCAAGTAAGGAGGAGAATTCATTCTGCAGGTAGCTCAACGGATAGAGCACAGGTCTTCTAAACCTACGATAGGGGTTCAATTCCCCTCCTGCGGTCCAGAGTTGGAAGTACAGTTCAAGGGGGCTAACCCATGGGCTGTACTTGCAATGCGATGGTGAGATCCATCGCGTGGTCTAGCGCAAGACCCAAAGCAAAAGCCAGAGTAACTCAGCTGTAAGAAAACGAGTTGGTGAACACCACCTGAGCGCTTCGTGCAGAAACCCACGTTAATGGCCTCGTTGCTCCACGTATAGGCAGAGCTTGGAACTCTGAAACTCACCACGCTGTGATGCCGCTCCATCACCCTTCATAAGATGAGGTAGAATCTTACGCGAGGTCATGCGTTAAACGACTAGGAAGGGATTCTAGATACCTTTCGGACTACACTCAGGTCAGAGCGTAGTCCTATGGATCAGTCCATAGGTCTACGTTTTGGTATAACCAAGGAGATTACCATGAAATACAAACTCACCGCAACTGCTCAGAAATGCTTGGTGGCAATGGCCCCCAAGATGCCTCCCCGATGGACTGACGAAGGTCATGCCCTGTGGGAAAAGACCTTTAGATACATCGAGAAGGCCTACCAAGATGCAAAGGAGCATGGTACTACGCCGAGATACGTCTTCCAGAAGGGCACCATCAGTGAAACCATGGATGTGGGGATCTATCTTCTCGACGACATGTTCGTTGAAGCCCTTGTCCCTGTCAAGGGACAGTGGTATCCGATGTCCGAACGTCAAAGGCTGTACCTTGAACCCGATGACATCGTGTGGTACAACGTGTGGTACGCAGAGCCTGACAAGGGCTACTACGTATCCAAGTACCCGTCAGGCGGAAACAAACGAACTACGCACTTCTGCGTGGTGAATGCTCTTCAAGCTCTTAAAGAACCCGAAGCAACCAAGGAAGAGAAAACGGAATGACAATTAGTGAGCTGATCGAACTCCTTCAGGAAATCAAAGAAAAGGAAGGCGACCTAGGTGTCGCCTATGTATACAACGATGGCGGTTACCCCATGATGGGAGAGGAATATGTCGGGGGAGTCGAAGTTCGCCGTACCCAGTACGGAGACAAGGCCGCCGTACTCTGGTAATCAAGAAGGAGGAGAATCATGAATCTCCAGAACATGACAATCATACGCCCTGATTGGGATACTCAAGCCTTCTGCTTGTTGTACGACGGGAGGTACATCCTCGTGTCGTACGACACTGCAATCTGCTGTGTACACGACGATGGTAAAGCCATCATCGTTGAGTTCAACCCATGTTATAGGCAGAGTGTAACCACGAGCAGACATTTCAGGTGGTTTATGAGAACCATCCCGTTCTATATGTGGAACAAAATGCAAGAATTCCCCAAGCGCAAGATGCGTAGCACAAGGGAATTCATGGACTACTTTGGTACAAGGACTGAGATCCCCGTATGAAGAAACACGGACCTCATGAAATTGAAATTACTTGGTTGGGCGGATACACCTTGGGCAGTATCCAAGGTGAAGCCCATTCCAAGTACGGTGATGTGTATATTGACATCACCAAGCGTGGAGCCAGTGCATGGGTACTCGACATCTACAAAGATGAATACGAACTCATTGCGACATGGTATATTAATAACCAAGAACTAAGGAGCATGCTTATGTATGTTCAGGTAAACAATCACTCTGAAGACGAAACCGTAATGTTCGGTGAAGTCTACAGCATCGGAGACAATCAGAAGATCTGTGCGTTCAAGTGGACGCTCAGTGACGGCGTGGTGTGGACGGATCCCGCAGGTCTGTGGGGTACCAGCATCGTGGATTTCATTGACGAAGAATGCACGGGGATGTACTATGAATCGCTGCCCTAAGAACAAACGTGTAAATAAAAACAAGCGTAACCAAAACAAGGAAATCCAAGGCTACGTCTTCGGACAGAAGCGCGATTGGAAGAAGCTCCAGAGAGGCAAGCCTCGCTATGGCTGTACTGCCACTCTGCAGTTGGTAAGCGCCTTCGTCTTTGGCGATCCCTACTACTTTACCAAGACCCCCTCTTCGATTATGTGGGAGAACCTTCAGCATGAAGTAATCATTGGGACCATTGACAAGAAGAATGGACTCCATGTGAGTTCCTCTATTCATGCGGCATGTGCTCCCGTTGAGTACAACGCATACAAGGTGTTGGTTGAGATTTGTAGTACGCAGATCATCAACAATGATGGAACCAAGGAGTACATGACTACTCGTGTTACTGCCGATGATGATCAGAACGATCTCCTCATGGCACCCATGAGTTTTGTGTACAGAATCTGTGACAATTTGGTAAAAGCAAGAGCTAAAGGATGGAGACCGAAGAGTGGCTACAAGAAGCACAGAGACTTCCTGTAGGTAGTTCTAAACGGATCTATCATGGTGCAGAGAGGCGCCCTAATCTCGTAGTAAGGAACCTACCAGATAAGTGGACAGCCTACTGCTTTGCGTGTAAGGAGTACGCAGAGGTACATAAGTCCTACGTTAGGATCGAAGAGGAGCAGTCAATCATTAACCAAGATCAGGTTAACACGACAGGACTATACAGCCTGACTGATCCTCGTGTACCTCTGCATCGCATTGTTTATTTCCTTCACACCAAGCACATGAGTCTATCGCTAATACAACCTTACAACCCTAGATGGGATGCAAGGCGAAAACGATTAACCATAGACCTGCCAGATGGCAGACTTGGTCGAGACATTTATGGAACCAATCCTGCCAAGTGGTACGTGTATTGGAACTCTGTGCAGTACGGATCCGCATTCGGAACCAATGAGCTAACAGCACAGAACATAATCCTCACAGAGGACATGTTCAGTGCAATCAAGGCTCAGAGATTCCTGCCCGATACGCAGTGCATAGCGCTCCTAGGAACAGCCCTTACAAGGGGCTTAGAACAGGCTCTATTGCATTGCAAGCCTCGGATGGTACATCTTATGCTAGACGGGGATGAGGCGGGCTACAAAGGCTCCTATAACGTCCTACGGCGTCTTAAACTCCTAGGGATTCCATGCGTGATGCAGAACCCAGAGAGTGGAGACCCAAAGGATCAAAACAGAGCATGGTTTGAAACTAAACTAGAGGAGGCTACATGATTGACATTGTGCTTCTTAAGGCACTGTCAAGCAAGAAGCATTTCACAGCAACGTACAAGAACCTACCGCAAGAGATGTTGGATCCTGTAACCAACAGGATCCTGTATCTCTATGGCTTGTACTTCGTAACTTATCCCGATCATGAAGAGATCAATCATGAAGCGTTGATCTCCTACATTGATTTTAAGGTAAGAGATGCAACCAAGCGTGAAGAGATTCACGCTGTACTAAACACAGTACAGAAGACTGAGATTCCTCCAGAGGTTCTAGAGAACACTCAGAACCAGATTGAAGAACTCGCATTCAGTGGTAAGCTCGGTGCAATGCTGACGAAGTACAACGCAGGTGAGGATATTGATCTCACCTATGAGGTGTCTGTACTTGCAACCCAGACAAGAGAAAGGATGTCTGTGCTTGGCTCAGAGAAGTGGGCTGACGAAGACATTCTGAAATACCTAGAGGAAGATGCTGATGACAGTGGACTTCAATTCACGACTTTCGATATTCTTCACGATAATCTTAAAGGCTTACATAGCGGGCACAACGTGGCTGTGGTTGCACCTACTGACAAGGGGAAGACCTCTCTACTCTGTAGACTGGCAGTTGACTTTGCGATTCAAGCCAAAGACCTCGAAGAATACAAAGACTCCTGCATTCTGTACCTTGTCAACGAGGGGCTAGCTGAGACTATCACGCCAAGAATTTACTGCACGGCGTGTAACTGCACGAGAGACACAGCCCTTGCTATGGCTAGGGAAGGCAAGCTCGTACCTGCCTATGAAAAGATCGTAGGCAAGAGAGATGCTATTAGACTTGTGAACATTCATGGTATGAATGTATCTCAAGTAGCCAAGATCATTGAAGCTCATAAACCGTACATGGTAATTACCGACATGACAGGTAGAATTCGTGCTAATGGTAACTCCAAGGGCATGAACGAACTCCAAGAACTTGAAGAAGTGTGGAATAACATGAGAGAACTCAGTGCCATGCTTAAGTTCATTCATATCGGTACTATCCAAGTTAGTGCGGAAGGTATGGACAATCTGTATCCGCCGCTCACAGCAATGCAATGGAGTAAAGTAGGCATTCAGACTACGCTCGACCTCTGTATCATGGTAGGGGCTTTACAGAACCCTGAAGCAGGTATGGAGGACATCCGAGGGATTAGCACACCTAAGAACAAACTCAGTCGATCAGGTAAACGAGCAGAGAACAAGTTCGAAGTAGTGTTCAATCCAGAACTTAATCAATGGAGATAGTATGATTCCAATCCCACGATATACAATTGTTGACCTAGAAACAGAGAACCATGAATACTATGGCATGGTAGCTCCTCCTTTCTGTCCCGAAAACTACATTGTTGAAGCGGGATGGAAGAACAACCAAGGCCCTGTAGAGTCCATGCGATTCACTAATCGTGAAGAGCAGAAGAACTCTGCATGGTTTGACTACGCTTTCGATAACGGAAAGCCTGATTCGTACTGTGAAGTCATGGTTGCGCATAATGCAACCTATGAATTGCATTGGTTCATGCACGATTACATGCCTAGCCTTATGCGATTCCTTCAGAATGGTGGTAAGATTTGGTGTACTCAATACGCCGAATATCTGCTTAGCCAACAGCAGGACTTGTATCCTGACTTGAATACCACGGCACCTAAGTACGGTGGTACACCTAAAGTCGATGAAGTCAAGATTCTATGGGAACAAGGCGTTCTCACTTCAGAGATCGACCCTGATCTTCTGCATGAATATCTGTGTTCTGACCATGGTGACGTAATCAACACTGAGAAGATCTTCCTTGGACAATGGGAAGAAGCTCAGAAGCGTGGTATGCTCAAGATGATCCAATACAGAATGGATGCGCTTCTGTTCAATGCGTTCTGTACATTCTTCGGTATGCACATCGACATGAATGTTGCTGAGAAGAATCTCAAGGAACAAGAGAATCGGCTGCAAGAACTTCACAATAAGGTCAATGCTCATCTTCCAAAGGATCTACCCTTTGAATTCAAGTTCTCTTCAGACTACCACATGAGTGCTTGGTTGTTCGGTGGAACACTCAAGTACAAAACCAAAGTGCCCTACGACCCGCCTAAATACGTCAAGAAGACGGTGTACAAGGACTCTGAGGGTGGATACACTGAAGAGCCTACAGAACGCTCTGTACGCTACGCTAGTGGCAAGAACAAGGGGCTTCCCAAGCCGTTCAAGATCGACACGGATGAAGAACTTCTGAAATGGGGTGAGAAGCTGTACACATTCGAAGGGCTAATGAACCTGAAAGATCTACCCCAAGAAATTTCTGATAAATTCATTGGTGAACGTCCTGAATTCGCAGGTAAGCGATTCCAAGTAGACGGTACACCAGTCTTTAGCACTTCTGCGGATGCACTTGCAACCATAAAACGGTATTGCGACGTGGTCGATGAACTGCTAGAGATTGCTCAGTTGGAGAAAGATAATGGAACGTACTATCGGCGGTACGAATACGACTCTGAAGGGAACGTTAAGAAGGTTTCTGGAATGCTACAATATGTTATTCCAGAATCATCCATCATTCACCATCAGCTTAATGCGTGCGCTTCTAGAACAGGCAGACTCTCAAGTTCAAGACCAAACCTCCAGAACCTACCTAGAGATGGTACGAGCAGAGTTAAAGAGATGTTCTCAAGTCGATTTGGAGACCATGGAAGATGTGTTGAAGTCGACTATTCCGCCCTTGAAGTCGTAACACTAGCTGCTGCTAGTAATGACAAAAACTTGATTGAACAGCTTGAGAAAGGCACAGACATGCACTGCTATAGACTAGCAGGCGCATTGAATGAACCTTATGAAGAGGTGTACAAGAAGTGTCATGAGGAGGATCATCCTGACCACAAGAAGTACAAAGAACTCAGAACGGCAATCAAACCAAGAGCCTTCGCTGCTCAGTACGGAGCCTCTGCAGGGGGTATCTCCTTTGCAACAGGCTGTACGCTACAAGAAGCAGAGAAGTTCCTCGAAACTGAAGCTAAGCTCTTCCCTGAGAGTAGAGCATTTAAGGACAAGATTCGTTCAATGGTTGAGCAGACAGGTTTGTTACCTGAAGCCATTGAGCGAGAACTTGATCCTGCGACAAATTCATGGTATGTATACCGAAGGGGATACTACAAAGCGCCTGGAGGCACAGAATACTCCTTCAGGCAAAGAAAACAATGGAAAGACCACAAAGAAGTTCTAGACTATAAGGACACTGAGATCAGCAACTACCCTATCCAAGGCGAAGGTGCGTTCATCGTTCAGACAGCCTGTGCTAGGATCATTAGATGGTTGATTGAAGCGAACTTCTTTGATGGATCTATCCTACCGATTAACACTGTTCATGACGCCGTGTACCTTGACTGCAAGACTGAAGACCTCGCTAGACGAGGAGGTAAGGCAGTAGCATGGATCATGGGCACTACACCTAAATACATTGCAAAGAACATCCCAGCGTACAAGGCATGGATGTACGACAAAGTACCTTTCCCTGCTGTACCTGAAATGGGATACAACCTCTTTGACAAGGCCCACGTAGAATAAGGACTAACTATGCTTTCCGCTATTAAGAACATTGCAAACGAAACCACGACTGACCTCGACATGAGTACCGCCTCCAAGGGTGGTGAGAAGTACCTGCTTCCTGTTGGTACTGCCCTCGGTCGACTTGTTGAGTACATTGAATTCGGCAAACAGCCGCAGGAATTCAAGGGTGAGAAGAAGGACCCCGCCATGGAGATCCAGATTGGCTTTGCCCTGTACGGTGAAGGCTATCAGAAGGAAGACGGCTCTCCGCGTATGATTAGTACGTACCGCATGAAGCTCTCGAACAATGAGAAGAGCAAGTCTTTCAAGCTCTTTAGCCGAATGAACGCCAAGAAGACTGCCAAGAACTTCGCACAGCTCCTTGGTGAGCCGTTCCTTGTGCCGATCATTCATAGCACGAATGGCAAGGGCACGTATGCTCGTATCGACCTTGACAACATTGGCTATGCCATTGATCCGATTCGTCGTACTGAGTATCCTGTTCCTATGCCCAACGAAGATGTCTATCGTGTCTTCCTGTGGAACCATCCGACGAAGGAGATGTGGGATTCGATCTACATTGAGAAGAACAACTTCCTTCAGGAGACGTGCCTCTCTGCTACTGACTACCCGAACAGCAAGCTCGAACAGCTTCTGAAGGGTTCTGTCCCTTCTCTTGAAGCCGCTCCTGAGAACTTCGACGAAGTGCCGTTCTAATGAAACTCAGGGATATACAGATCCCTGATACCGATCAATTCAAGCCTAGCATGGACCGTGTCCTCATCATGGATGGGGATGCGGCATGCTATGAGGCTGCTTCTAAGTACGTAAAGTTGGATACAGCTATTCGATGCGTACACATGAAGATTCTTGAAGCTATGTTTCTTACGAACTGCAAGAAGGCTAGAGTCCATATCACGCCTGCAGGTTGTTTGAAAGCAGGCAGAATGAACTTGATTGGTGTAAAGCCTTATCAGGGTAATCGTAAGGACAAGAAGAAGCCTGAGTTGTTGGAAGCTCTCAGGCAGAATATCTCGGCATTGCTCAATGACAAGAACATTGAGGTGTTTGCTCATTATGATATTGAGGCTGATGATGCAGTGGTTATCGACAGTTATTACTACCGCAACAAAGGACTTGTGTACAGTCCTGACAAAGATCTTAGAATGGTTGTGTATCCTCTGTATGATTTGGATACTGGCAGGGTTTGTACTATTGCTGACCCTTTTGGTGATATTAGCATCACCAGTACTGAGTCTGGTATTCCTCATCCAAGGGGGCAAGGACTGAAGTTCTTCTGGTGGCAGATGCTCATGGGAGATACCGCTGATAACATTCGAGGCTTGGATAAGTACCAAGGCAAGAACATCGGTATGAAGAAAGCCTATGAACTACTAAAGCCTATCAAAGACGAAGTCACTGCGGCTATTGTAGTGCTTAGTGCATACAAGGAAATCAATCAGAATCCTTTTCCTGAAGCGAACATGCTATGGCTTCTACGTAATGAAGCAGACAGCTTTCAGAAGCATCTTGCGGAGCTTACTCCGAGTATGCCCCATGAGCTTGTTCAATGGCTTAGAGATTGCTACAAAAGGAAGTGGAGGAAGGATTGAGAAAGATTAGCAGGTCCCAGCTCAGAGCGTGGGCTATCGGACACATCAAGACTAAGCAGGGAGGACTGTGTCCTCTCTGTGGCAAGCCCATCTCTCTTCAGGTGATGGGTAATAAATCCGACTACGTGGTTGACCATGACCACGAAACGGGAGAAATTAGGGGCGTGCTGCATCGCTCATGCAATGCAGCTGAAGGTAAGGTAAGCAATGCAGCCGCCCGTTGGGGTGCCAAAAGCACCAAGTACAGCGACATCATCCCATGGTTGCACAGAATGCTTGATTACCTAGAGAACAATGAGGGTACTGGGATTATCTATCCAGACCATAAGACTCCTGAAGAACGTGAAGAACTCAGGAAACAACGCGCTAGAAAGGCGCAGGCATTGCGCAAAGCAAGACAGGCTTTGCGTGCTAAGGAGAAACATGATTAAGGTAATTAAGAAAGACGGCACTGTCGAACCGTTCGATATGGAAAAGATCTTCAAGGCTATCGACAAGGCCAGCCAACGTGCTAACTACAACATCCGTAGAGGCGACTATGAGCTTCTGGAGTCGTACATCACTTTTGAATGCGAGTCCAAGGGCAAGGACATTCCTACGTCTGAGATGCACAGCATCGTAATCAAGGCGCTGTATGCTTGTGACTACAAGGCTATTGGTGACGCATACAAGGAGTTCAGAGACTACAAGAACACGTATGCCAAGGCCTTTGAAAAGGTGAAGGATGATGCGGACACTGTTCTTCTTCTCGGAGACAGGGAGAATGCTAACTTTGATTCTTCGCTTATCAGTACGAAGGGTTCGCTCATCAAGGGGTACCTCACGAAGGAACTGTACAAGCAGTTCTATCTGAACAAGGAAGAACTCCAAGCTACGAAGGAAGGCACGATCTATATCCATGATCTTCGAGACATGATTTTCAACAGCATCAACTGCTGTCTGTTCGACATGGGTAATGTCCTCAAGGGTGGATTCAGCATGTCCAATGTGGACTACACTGAACCTACTAGCGTGCTCAGTGCGCTTCAGGTTATCGGTGACATCACGCTCGTTGCTACTGCACAGCAGTTCGGTGGGTTCACCATTCCGAGTATTGATAAGACTCTCCTGCCGTATGCCAGAAAGACTTACAATAACGCCTTCAAGAAGTATTTTGATACTTGTAATCTGGAGCATGACGAAGCAGACTTCATGGCTCTTGGTGACCTCAAGCGTGAGCTTGAACAGGGCTTCCAGTCTCTTGAACTGAAGCTCAATACTGTGCCGTGTTCCAGAGGTGACTTCGCCTTCACCACTCTTACGTTCGGTGAATGGAGCAATGACCTCCCTGATCTCGACAAGGAGATCCTCCAGATGGTGTGTGAAACCATCCTTGAGATTCGCATGAAGGGGCATGGTCCGAAGGGTAAGCAGGTTGTGTTTCCCAAGCTCGTGTATCTCTATGACTGGGAACAGCACAGTGGTGCTGAACATGCTGAGGTGTTCGACAAGGCTGTTGAATGCTCTAGCAAGTGCATGTACCCTGACTACCTTGCAATCAACTCTGACTATGGCTCGGTATCTGAAACCTACCGAGCATCGAACAAGCAGTGCGTGATTCATCCGATGGGTTGCAGGGCGTACCTCACGCCTTGGTACGACATTGAAACCAATGAATACGTGTCTGTTGGCCGATGCAACATCGGCGCTGTGTCTCTGAATCTTCCTCTTATCTACAAGAAGGATCCTGAGAAGTTCTATGAGAACCTCACTGAGAACCTTGAACTTATTCGTAAGTTCTTCCAGAAGAGATATGAAGCAGTTGCTGAAACGAAGGCATGCACGAACCCCATGGCATTCTGTCAGGGTGGATTCTACAAGGGGAATCTCAATCCTGATGATAAGATCGGTGATCTTACGCAGTACATGACTGCTAGTTTTGGTGTTACCGCCCTCTCAGAATTTGTTGAACTTCATGGTCTGAAGCTGAACTCTGCTCTTGGCAGAGACCTTGCAATCAAGGTTGTTGACTTCATCAATAAGAAGATCAATGAATTCAAAGAGGAGGATGGGCACCTGTATGCTCTTTATGGTACTCCTGCAGAGTCCCTGTGTGGTACTCAGATGCAGCAGTATCATGACTATTGCAAAGCACACGGAGTTAAAGATGAATTCGAAGGAAGAAACTACTTCACGAACTCGTTCCACATCCACGTCGCAGAAGACATCTCGCCCGTCGAGAAACAGACGTGGGAATTCCCCCTGTTCCATAAGGTTCAGGGTGGGCACATCCAGTACATCAGAATTGATAACCCTGAGAATCTGAGGGCCGTCAAGGCTCTGATTATCAGGGGCATGTACAATGGCTTCTATCAAGGTGTGAACTTTGATGCTGCGGTCTGTGAAGACTGTGGCGAACACTCCACTAATGTAGGCAAGCACTGTCCGCATTGTGGTTCCAACAACATCTCTGTCATCAGTCGTGTTTGCGGCTACCTCGGGTACTCTAATGTCAATGGACATTCTAGAATGAATGATGCCAAGATGGCAGAAATCAAAGATAGGAAATCAATGTGACGTTTGAAGTGCTTACGCTTGTTATGAACGCTTGTCTTTGCGTTATGATGGTGTGCGCAACGGTAACCGCCGTGTTTTTGCTGTACGCAGGTATCCGCAATATGCTTAAAGAGTTCAAGCATAATGAACAACCAATTGGAGATCATTTCTATGATCCCTAATGAAGACAAGACTAAACTTAAAGAAGACATTTTTGAGAAGCTCGAAGAGCTTCGAAAAATGATCTACGAATACGTAAATGAGTATGGTTGGCATGACATGAATGACGATGTATACGTACGTCTCGGGGACGTTCGAGACATCCTCAAACTCAATCTCTTGTACTCTAACTGCTGTTGGTTAGAGGGAAGAAAGAAGAAATCGCCAAAGACTATCTTTAACTAACTAAGGAAAGACCCTACAATGACTACTCCTAAGAAGTACACTAGCGTTACCCGTATTGGTGTTACCGCTGAATTCGAAGCCTATCCCACCTGTAAGGGACACGTGGACTTTGCAACCTTCCATTTCCCGAGCATCCGATCCTTCGTTGCTTGGGTGAATGACCATAACAGCAACATTGCTTACGTTGTGGTTAAGGATCCTAAGAAGACTTCGGCTGATCTTTACACGGAATGTTGGTCCCGAACGTTCATCTCGCCTCATATCAAGCGAGGTTGCACGTGCCATGTGACCGTCAGGCTTGACTGTGGAGCTGTTGGACAGCTTACGTTCTATAAGAGCGAATAATGAATTACTCTGGACTCAACCTGTGCGATACCGCTAACGGACCTGGGGTCCGTGTATCCCTGTTCGTTAGCGGGTGCTCTTTGCATTGCAAGGGGTGTTTCAACCAAGAGGCGTGGGATAAGAATTACGGAATGCCTTTCGATTCCTATGCCCTCACAAAGGTTCTAGAAGCCTTAAAGGAGCCCTGTATCGAGGGCTTAAGCATCCTTGGGGGTGACCCCATGGAGGAGTACAATCGACGCGATGTGGGGCTTGTATGCGCCTCTGCGAAGGCGTTGCACCCCGACAAGAGTATTTGGCTTTGGACTGGTCGTAAGTTCGACGAGATCAAATACTACGGTCATATCTTGGATTACGTAGATGTACTTATCTGTAATCCGTTTATCGAACATCTTAAATGTAAAGGAAAATACTATGGAAGTTCAAACCAAAGAGCTTATCGGAAATCTCCAGACGGAACTTGGAATTTGGTTCCAGAGGACTCACCAGAATGTTTCTGTTAAGGGACATCTGAAACAGCTGTACCTTACGTGCATCATTGAGGAGTTCAATGAACTCGTTCAAGAGAAGTGCGGTACCCCTAACGACATGAAGGAGCTGTGTGATCTTATCTGGGTGTGCGTGCAGTATGCCAATGCTTGCGGCTATGATCTTGAAGCAGGTATGAATGAACTGCTTAAGGAGTATTCCAGTAAGTTCTATGACGCACATGGTAACTACAATCCTACCTTCCGATCGGATGGTAAGCTCCTGAAGGGAGCAGGTTTCAAGAAGGCAGATTTCAACAAGTTCTTCGAGGATAGACATGAAGATCAGTGACATTTCTGTTGAGTACATGGATCACATGGGCAGTGATTGCACTGTTGTGAATGCCGCACGTGTCTCCTTTAACAAGGAGATCAAGGCTATGAGCCTCAGTGATGTGAAACTCCTGCAGTATCTTGCCAAGCACAGGCACTGGTCTCCGTTTGCTCATACGAGCATTCAGTTCAGATGCAAGGCGCCTATCTTCCTTGCTCGACAGCTTGTGAAGCATCAGGTTGGTGGTGTGTGGAATGAAGTGTCTCGTCGATACGTAGACTCGGCGCCTGAGTTCTACATCCCGAAGGTTGTGCATAATTATCCTCAGAATGCTAAACAGGGTTGCGGTGAAGAACACATGTACTCTGAATTCTACGTAGGAAATATTATTGAATTGACGGCAATGTCAGAGTCCGAGTACAACAAACTCATTGCAGAAGGTATTGCTCCTGAAGAAGCACGCATGATTCTTCCTCTGAACACCATGACCGAGTGGATTTGGACTGGGTCTCTGATGTTCTGGTACCGAGTGTGGAGTCTTAGGCATGATCCTCATGCACAGTCTGCTGCACGAGAATTCGCTGATCTTCTGTACAAGGCTATCCCTGACGACTTCAAGGAAAGCATGCGGAGTTTGGTTGATTATTATGGAGATGTGTAATGCGTAAGAAGATTCATAAGTTCCCTAGTAAATTGCTTAACCAATTGCACTACAAAGATCAGGTTATTACTGATGAGTATTACCTTCAGTACATTATGAATGAAAGGGTGGATGATGAAGCCTCTGGAGAGCACCACTGGTACTACCTGTTCAAAGATGTACAAGAAGACAAGTTCTACCTTGCAACGTATTTTGAACACAATGATATCTCTGGGTTCTTCCCCATTGATGAGAAGGGCATGGTTGAATGTCGTAATGTAAGTATTATTGGTATCTTAAAGGGTTGATTATGCTTTATAAAGATGTGCCTTATGAAGGCGAAGAAGATTATTACGGTGATGAGCCGTATGACGAGGTGTACGATGAGGTATACGGTAATGACCCGTATGTTACCTCTGATGAACTCAAGAAGAGCCTGAATGCGTATTCCAAGACTGCAAAGTCTTTCGATCTTCTGGACATTGCTCCTGCGATCCCGTTTGTTCTTGGTAATATCATTAAGTACACGCTTAGGGCACCGCACAAGGGTCAGAAAGAATCTGATATGGCTAAGGCTAAGGACTACTACTTTACCATGATTGACAACTACGAGGTTTACACGGAGTGCCAGATCTGGTATAATGAACATCCTGATGCCATGCGTCTGATCCGAAAGCTCTATGGTGATGAGCTGTTTGCTGACGTTGATTCCGCAGACTGTACCCTGAGTGCTTTCTGTGACCATGTGCTAGCGCTTTAATCTTAAAACATAAGGAGAACTGATGACGGAATGTCCTGATTATACCGATGAAGAACTTGAGAAAGAAGCCCAATACGAACGTAGGTTCTACCAAGAAGGCTTGGCTAGAGCGTACCAACAGATGAAGGAGGCCGTCGATAACGGCAGGCTTCCTGATGTAGGGGTTGGTAAGAAGATCATCAATAGGTCTTTTGCTACGTTGGTTGAGGATCTTACGGAAGCAGCTAAGCCCTGTCGAGGTGTGGGTGCAAAATACAGCGCACACATCCGTAAGCTAGGGATTGAAGCATCCATGATGATTGGATTGAGAATCATCCTTTCCAACGGCAGTTCTCCTGAACCGAGACACAGAACTGTTCAGTGCATCTTGGGACGTATTGGTATGGCTATTGAGACGGAATTGCTCGCTCGTAAATTCGAGGAGATCAATCCGTACTACAATGCTCGTATCGCTTCTCAGGTTAAAGAGCAGTGCGTACATGACGTGCGTACCATCAGAGCCAAGTACCTCACTGGTTATAAGGATCTTAGTATTAACTACGAACCTTGGACTGAGCAAGAGAGGCTGGGTACTGCAAAGGTAGTGATGCAAACTATCTGGAAGGCGGGTCTCTTCACGATCACCAATGGTAGTCGTCGTGCTCCTTCTCTGGTTGAACTCTCTGATGAAGTGAAGATGTTCATCCAGAACAACTACGACCACATCCATCCAGTGATACAGTTTCCTGTGATGCTCATCAAGCCCCTTCCGTGGAGAGGGATGTACAACGGTGGGTACATTATCCCTGAGCTGAGGAATCACTGTCCGATGATGAAACTCCACGCCATGCCTAGAGACCTCCGTAAATGGGTAACAGAGCGCGTAGGAGGCGTCGAGGACACTCAGGTAAGGGAAGGTATGACCAAGGCTCAGGAAGTCCCGTATCGCGTTAATACGCGCGTCCTAGAGGTTGCTAGAAAGGCGTTCGCCTCTCCCAAAGGATTGCTTGGGCTTCCTCCGCACGGTCCACAGCCCCAGCCTCCGTTCCCTTTCCCTGAAGGATGGAATAAGGACTCCGCTACAAAGGATGAGCTTGAGTTGTTCACGAAGTGGAAGCTCGAAATGAAGAGCTGGTACACGTATGAGAACACTCGACTGGGTAAGAAGAGCGGATTGAATGGTAGGCTCAGGTACCTGAATGAACTCAAGGATGAGCCGAGGTGGTACTGTCCTGCGTTCATTGATTGGCGTGGTAGGGTGTACTTCAGAAGCACGATCAATCCCCAGAGTGCTGACGTAATCAAGGGGTGCATTGATTTTGCAGAGGGTAAAGAGTTAGGTGCAGAAGGGTTGTACTGGCTGAAGGTTCACGTAGCCAACTGCTGTGGGTACGACAAGAAGAACTTTGATCTCAGAGTTCAGTGGGTCGACGAACATTGGGAGGAAATTAAAGCATTCCTTCATGATCCGTTGAATGTTGATCCTCCAGAGAAGGACACTGCCTTCACGCTCCTGCAAGCAGGATGGGACTTAGAGAGCGCTCTAGCGCTTCCTGACCCCACCAAGTATATCTCCCATACCCCAGTGGCTATGGACGCCACCTGCAGTGGTCTACAGCACTACAGCGCTATGCTGAGAGATGAGGTAGGCGGGTACTACACGAACCTCGTCAAGAGTGATTCTGATGAGAAGCACGACATCTACAAGGCTGTAGCAGATAAGGCTATGGAGTTCCTTCCTGAAGTTACCGATGATGCGTTCATCATCAAGTGGTGGAAGGACAGGGGGATTCCTAGGTCTATGGCTAAGCGTCCTGTGATGACATACGTGTACAGTGCTACACTCAGAAGCTGTATTGATTACGTAACGGAGGAGCTAGTCGAGGAAGGTGTTGAGATTCCAAGTGGTTACAGCTACATCAGTCTTAGCACCCCTATCGGCAAGGCTCTTAGAAAAGCCGTTGAAGCTACTGTTCCCAAAGCCAAGGAAGGTATGGATGCTCTTAAGGAGCTAGTTAAGTCCCAAGACGATGCGATTAGATGGATAACTCCAGTAGGTGTTCCTGTTGTTAACTACAAGGACAGCTACCATATGAAGCTAGTGCGTCTTAGTTGTATGGGTTTGACGAATATCTCTTATGGCTTTAGTGGTGCAGAGTACAATCGTATGAAAGCTATCAACGGTATTAGTCCGAACTTCATTCACTCGATGGATAGTTCACATTTGATTAAGGTGGTTAATGCTTTTAACGGTCGTATCCTTTGTATCCATGATAGCTTTGGTACTCACGCTTGTGATGTACCTGTTCTTCGAACTGAACTGCTCAGACAATTTGTGGATCTGTACGCACATTACGATGCCAAGGACCATTTCGTATTGTCTGCAGAGAATCGAACAGAGGTACAACTCCCTCCTTATGGGACATTGTCTCTAGAGGAGATACTGGAATCAGAATTCGCATTCTGCTAAGTTCGCATTCTGCTAAGTTCGCATTCTGCTAGTATCCTAATGTTACTATGTAGGGTCTAATAAAGAACTTTTATAGTACGTATAGGTGTAATATACTAATGTACATAGTATGTACTCTAGTATATACATATATTACGTACTATATTAGTTCTTTATATAATACACTCTAGTATACTATAGTATACTATATACTCGTTTGCTACGAGGTTATGAGATGAGTAATAATAAAACTACTGTTAAAACTCTACAAACTACTACTGTTGGCAAAGTAGTATGGCTACCTCTTCATGTTAAAGAACTTGATAGAGTCTTTCCTGAAGATGTAAGTAATGAAAAGTATGGCGTAATGTGTTTTCGCAATGGTCAACGATCAGTAATCAAGTACATTGAACAACAGGTACAGAAGATGCTTAAGGAGAATCCTAATGGTATCTCTTGATGAATATCATTATGAAGTACCTAATATGGATATTCTGCGTAACGTAGTTGAAGGACATGCTAGTGATTATCCTCAATACCAAGCGCATACGAGTACTCCTCATCAATGGTTGCTCTTAGCAGAGCTGTGTCTTACGAATTGTTTACTCGTAGGTACTGATGATGAAGGTAGGTCTTCGTATTGTGTATTCAATATTGGAGAGGATCCTCATGTTCAAGGCAAGGTCTTGGTTATGCAGATGACTGTATCTTGTAGCTCTAAGGCTATGCGTGCGATTACCAAGCGTCTGTTAGACATAGCGTACCAAACGGGTTGTTCGTATATTTGGATAAGCAAGCGTACAGGAGACTACAGCTACGCAGGTACGTTTTATAAACTTAGGAGAAAACCCTAATGGGGATTTTCAAGGATTTGATTACCTTCGGTGGATACAGTAACTCCAAGGCTACTGCGAAGGCGGCTCAGGATCAGGCTAGACAGCAGGAAGAGCTGTATAATCAACAGCTCAAGGAACAGCAGGAAGCCGCTATCCTGAAAGGGGAGGAGATGTCGGATGCCGTAGCTACGATCAATACAGGTGGTACTGGAGTGTATGCTGATGATCCGTTCTTCAAGAAAAAGAAGCGTTATAGTTTCGCTGATGGTGGTACCACCAGTTCTTCGTTGGGGATTAACTGATGCCTAATATGAATCGCTTAGTGGGGGGCATGGCGCGCTCAAAATGCCCAGAGGATTGGCTTTACGACTACAACAAGTCAATGGCTCAGAAAGAGTTGGATAAGCAGTGGGAATCCCAGAAAGATGGTGTTAGTGTTGGCGACTCTAAAACGCTTAATACCACGTACAAGGGTTATAACTACTCCAGTAAGAAGTACTGGAATGGCGCAAAGTGAATTGATGATGTTGTGACTCCGCGGACGGATATTGAGACTTCTCCTCTCCCCGATGCACCTAGTAATGCGTCTAGTGCGCCTAGTAGTGGTGCTAGTGGTGGCGGTGGTAACTCTCCGAGTGTGAGCATTGATGGTTCCAACGTCAGTGGTTCTTCCTCGTTTGCGCAGAGCGGCGATAGCATCTTTAGCTTCAAGAGAAGTGATAAGCGCAGAGGCATTAGTTCTCTGCTTGGATTTTAATAGGATTAAAAATGGGTAGTGTAAAGAAATTGTTCGGTGGTGGTAATGGCGCCGCTGAGGCTGAGGCTAGGCGTCTCAGAGAACAGCAGGAGCGTGAGCGCATTGCACATGAGAACAAGCTCATGCTTGAAGGTGCCGCAGGTTCTACGACCTCTGAATCCGCGGGTAATGTGCAGGTGGGGTACTCCGAATATGACACGGGTGGTGGTGGCAAGCGTAGACGCAAGGGTCTTACCGAGAACGTCAGTTCTTCCCTTGGCATCTATTAACGAAGGTTGAAACGGTAGTTAATGATCGACAAGACGCATCAAACCCTGTTTGAGGAGTACAGGGATCTCAGACTTCTCAGTAAGTTCGAGCAGTACAGCAAGTGGACTGTAGCCTCTGTGTTCCCTCATAGCTTGAAGGTGGATGATCTTCAGGGTAATGATGTGATCGAGCGAGACTTCCAGTCCATGGGTGCTGTGTTGGTTAATAATCTCACGGCTAAGCTGTGCAAGCTCCTGTTCCCTGTTGGGCTTTCTTTCTTTAAGCTCAAGGATACGAAGGAGCTTAAACAGTTCTTGGGTTCTCTTGGTGAAAGGAAGAGAACTCTTACCGAGATCGAGAACACATGCTCGGAACGTATTCTGATGAATGCAGGATACGCACAGTTGCATCAATTGATTAAGACTCTGATTGTGACTGGTAATGCTTTGGTTGTACGCAAGGAGAACAAGCTCGTTGTGTATACTCCGAGAAACTACAGTCTCTTGAGAGACGCAGACGGTACTGTGCTTGACATGGTACTGTGTGAACAGATTAGTTATGATAGAGTTCCAGTCGACATTAAAGCATTTATCAATGCTGAGGGTAAAGAACCCAGAGACACTGTCGATATGTATACACGAGTCAGAAGGATTAAAGATGGAAGTGGAAGATACAAAGTCAGTCAACAGATCGAAGGACATCAGGTCGGAGACGAAGTCATCTTCGCTCAAAATCTGTGTCCTTACATTCCTGTTGCTTGGAGTATTGTTAATGGCGATTCTTACGGACACGGACTCATTGAAGACCTCGCAGGAGACTTCGCCAAGCTATCATGTCTCTCCGAAGCCCTCGCCAAATATGAGATCGACGCATGTAGAGTAGTGAATCTCGTCAAGAGCGGTATCGGTGGTGACATCGACGCTCTGGCAGAAGCAGAGATTGGCGAGTGGGTTCAGGCTGATCCTGATGCAGTTGGTAAGACTGATGCAGGTGATGCGAACATGATTAAGAACCTGCTTGTAGACATCGAGCAGATCATTGGCAGACTCAGTATCGCGTTCATGTACACGAGTAATGTTCGTGACGCAGAACGAGTTACTGCCGAAGAAATCAGACAGAAGGTTGCTGAAGCCGATCAGGCACTTGGCGGTGTTTACTCCCAGTTGTCTGAAGCCCTTCATAAGCCTATCGCGTATCTTCTCCTCGCTGAAGAAGATCAGAAGATCGAAGCGGCTATCAAGGCCAATAAGGTAAAATTCGAAATCCTTACGGGTACTGCCGCTCTTGGCAGAGGTAATGACACTGAAAGACTTCTGACCAGTATTCAGACTCTTGGTGTACTCATCCCTGCGATGTCACAGCTCAGTAAGAGATTCAACACCGAAGGCGTCATCGACATGATTCTGACGAACAACGGTGTTACGCTCGATAAGGTTATGAAGTCTGACGAACAGCTTGAGCAGGAAGCTCAGGAAGCTCAGGCTCAAATGCAGGCAATGCAACAACAGGCTACTGCCTTGGACGCCTCACAGGCGGCAGGCGGTATGCTTCAAGGATTTTAAACAAAAGGATATTTCATGACAGACCCTATCAATCAGATGGATCAGCAGTCGCCTAAGACTGCAGAACCCTCTCAGAGCCGCGTAGAACCCTCTCAGACGGCTCCGCAGGTGCCTCCTGCTATGGTTGCACCAACCGCCCCTCAGAACGCTCCACAGAGCGTTAATGAGCCTCCTACGGCTCCTAACGATTGGGGCAATCTCACCTCTGGTGATGCGGTGCTTGATGGCGCAATCAAGGCGTTTACTGACGCATCGGGTATGAGTCCGCAGGATTTCATGCAGATCGTTGCCAATGCAGTTGATTATGGTGATCCTGAACTTATCGACAAGACGCTTCTGAATACGAAGTACGCAGGTAAGGAAGGGACGATCAAGGAACTGGTGAATGCTCTTATTCATCAGAGCGCTAACGCAGAGAACGCTGTGCGTAATACTGCATACAGTGTTGCAGGTTCTAAGGAAGCGTGGGATCAGGCAGTGGCGATCTTCAATGCCAATGCTCCTGCGTATCTCAAGGAGACGGTTAAGACTATGATTGACAATGGAAAGGTCCAAGAAGGTGCGCAGATGCTCATGAACAGTGTTGGTTCTTATGGGCAGGGTGCATCGTCCATGCCTCAGATGGGTGGCGGTATGACTCCCCAGAAGGGGCTGAGCTTCGACGAACTCAAGGTTGAGTTGGGTAAGCTCGTACAGGAGGCAGGTGGTGCCTCTCTCGAATCTGGTACGTATGGAAGACGTTACCAAGATCTTATGAGACGCCGTGCTATCGGTAGACAGCACGGTATCTAATTAAACAGGGAGCCAAGTGCTCCCTTATTTTTTTAACCAACTAAAGGAAAGAAAAGAATGGCTAATACTCAGTGGCAGCCCTATTATTCCCGCAATCATTGGGCGGGTCAGAACGCTACTACCGACGAACATCTCGAAATGTATCTTGGCGAAGTCGAATCCAGATTCGAGTACAATGCTGTGATGCGTGGCTTCACGAACGAACGTTCTGTTGCTAATGAAACGAATACGTATCGCATTGACCGTATCGGTTCGTCCAAGGTCATGGGTCGTAAGGCAGGTGAAACCCTGACGGCACAGCGAGTCACGAACGAGAAGATGATCCTCTCTGTGGATACGGTGCTGTACATTCGTGAAGTCTTTGACTGGCAGGACCAGTGGACGGCTCCTGATCGTCTGATGGAGATTGCTCGTAACAACGGCTATGAATTCGCTGAAATGTATGATAATGCTCATATCATTCAGCTCATCAAGGCTCGTAAGGTTACGGTGCCTGCGCACCTCAAGCCGTCCATCAATGACGGTATTGAGATGACGAGTGAGTTCATGGCTAATGCTAAGACGCAGGCTGAACTTGAAGCTAATGCTATCGCCATTAACCTTGCTCATAAGAAGGGTGTTGATCACCTTATCAAGAACAAGGTTCCGCTTGCGGATATGGTGACGATTGTCAAGCCTGAGATCTATTCTGCTCTGCTTGAACATCCGAAGCTCATCAACGTTCAGTTTGATAACGTGAATGGTGGTGACTACTCTGGCCGTCGTATGGTTCGACTCAATGGCATTCCTGTTATTGAAGTTCTTGAATGGCCGACGGACACGAATGCTCATCCGCTTGGTGATGCCTTCCAGTGCGACGCTGAAGACCTTGAGGCGGGTATGATTACGTTCTCTCGTTCCAAGACGCTTGTGACGGTCAAGGCCAAGGATTTCACGACGAACCTCTGGCAGGACAACGAGAACTTCGCTCAGGTGCTTGACTGCTACACGATGTACAACGTTGGCATTCGTCGTCCTGATGCTTGTGTTGTCTGCAGGTTCGAAGAACCTGCGGGTTAATCTAGGAGATCAGTATGCCGACTATCATTGACATGAAGGGCGTCTGGTCTGCTGCTAAGAATACTCAGGCCGCAGTTCACGAAGTGAACCGACCTGGGTATCAGGGTGCCCCGAAGGCTGCGGCTAAGCCTGCAGCCCGCAGGGCTCCTGCACAGCAGACTGCATCTAAGGCTGAATAATTCAGAGGGGAATCCTCTGACACTAGGGGATTCCCTATGGATTTGTTGGAAGCTGTAAATAATATCTTGCCTTACTTCGGTGAGGCTCCTGTAACTCGTGTGGAGAATAAGCACCCCACGGTTACTTTGATTACGAGTACCATTGACACTGTTCGTAAGACCTTGTTGGCAGAGGGTTGGTGGTTTAATACAAGAGTTGTTACCTTGTATCCGTCTAGTGAAGGCGATATGCCTGCTCCAGAGAATGCTATTAGCATTGAATCCGCAGACGGTGAGAACTATGAGCTTAGAGGTAGAGCCATCTTTGATTTGAATACTGGCTCCTTCTTGTTCAAAGATAAGATTGTTGTTAAAGTTCATGAGGACATTAAGTTCGAAGACCTTCCTAGAACTGCAGCTCAGTGGATTACCTGTAGAGCGGCTAGTAAGGCTTACACCATGGACTTTGGTGTTGAAGATGTTCTGCAGGAAATGCAACTGCGAGAGGCGGAAGCATACAACAAGATGCTTGCTGAACATCTCAGGAAGAGAAAGTATTGCACGTGGAAGAGCCGTGCAGGGATTACGTATCTAGGATCCTTGTTGACCTAAGAGGTAGAGTATGATCGTTGAATTGGCGTATCCGTCTTTGTTGTATGGTGTCTCTCAACAGACGCCTAGAGAAAGACAGAATGGTCAACTTACTGAGCAACTGAATATGCTGTCTGATCCTGTTACGGGCATTAGAAGAAGGCCGGGGTTGATTAAGGCTTTTGAGTTAGAGTCCAATGGGGACATTGACTGGACGAAGGTGTGGTCCCAGTACATGGAAGTGGGTAACCTCCAGATCAATTTGGTGGTCTTTACAACGTCTGGTAAATGGCTTGCGTTGGACAAGCAGATGAAGACCTTGATCTCTTCAGGTCAGACAGATTACTTCAAGGCTAGTTCTGCCTCTGCAATCAGAGCAACGAGTAACACTAACCTTGGTTGGGTTCTGAATACAGAACAGAAACCCAAGCCGCTTATTGGTGGAGCAGACTATCTTGATGATACCCAAGGCTACCTTACAATCAGGACTGGTGCCTTCCTTAAGGAGTACGCCTTTAGAATTGAGGGCAAGTACAATGGAGTGGCATTCAGCCAAGATATTTCTTACACAACTCCATCAGGTAGCGCATCGGGCGATGCGGCTAAGAGTACCCCTGAAGGGGTTGCTAAAGAACTTTACACTAAGATCCACGGGATTAGTAACCTCCAACCTACCAGAGAAGGTTCCAACATCTTCATTCGCCTTGGAAGTTCAAAGAAGGATGGGGACTGGCTAGGCATTACGAATAAGTCTGGTGGCTCGTATGCGAGCACTAGCACTAGAGCTAAGGTTAAGAATGTCTCTGAACTCCCTGCGTCTCTTCCTAGCGTAGCAGACAATTGGATCGTTAAGGTCGGTACGAGTACTGCTGCAATGCAGTACTACGAGTGGGATCATAGCACGCTTTCTTGGAATGAGTGTTCCAAGAGAAGCTCAGTGCACAAGATTCAGAACATGCCTGTGCAGATCACGCTTGACAACGAAGGCGGAATTATCATCAAGGCTGTGGACTTCGAGGGTAAGGGTTCTGGTGATGAAGCGAACAACCCTACTCCCGCTTATGTGTACGACGGTATTACGGGTATTGGTACGTTCATGGGTAGATTGGTACTCATGAGTGGTTCCAGAGTGTGCTTGAGTGCCTCTAGATACCCGACGCGTACCATGCGAAGCACTGTTACTGAAGTACTTGACGATGATCCGTTTGAAGTTGCTTCTGGCAGTATCAGTAGCGCTAGCTTTGAGCATAGCGTGCAGTTCAACAAAGACTTGATTCTGTTCGCCAGTACCCATCAGGCAGTGATCCCTACGGGTAACGTAGCGATTACTCCTGCTAATGCCATGCTAGTGATTACGTCTGAAGAGAACGTAGACACGAATGCAAGACCTGCTGTGGTTGGTCAGACATTGATGTACGCTAGTAAGCCTAGCGGTGATTACTTCGGTGTCGGAGAACTTACTCCGTCTGCGTACACGTCTTCTGTGTACACCCCACAGTCTCTTACGGATCACATCCCTAAGATGATGCAGGGATCCTGTAGGCATATTGTATGTGCCAGTAACAGTAACATCGTGTACTTCACGAGTAATAAAGATCCGTACACTGTCTATGTCTGTGAATACTTCTGGAATAATCAGGAACGTACTCTGATCTCTTTCCACGAATGGAAACTTCCTGGTAGAGTCTGTGCTATGCACTATACTGAAGATAAAGTATGTGTAGTGCTTGATGCTGCTGAAGATGGTAATCACTGTCTGATTTGTAGTATTGATACGAAGACTGCGCAGTACCTCACGCAGGATACTGTGGTGTTCCTCGACTGTGCTCAGGATGTGCCCGTAAACGTGTCTAGAACGTCTCAGGCGACGACCAAGACCATCGAGATACCTCCGCACCTTCAAGGCACTAAGAACCGCGAGAAGCTCGTTCTTGCGTCTCTTACGGCAGGTTTGGTGGGTGAGCCTATCGGTATCTCCTCAATCAATGGAAACACCATCACGATTGACAGCTCGTACAAGACTGACAAGATCATGATTGGTTGGTGCTACGAGAGTGCCGTTACTCCGAACTCCCCCGTCGTGTATAGCACTGCCT